TTACAGTATCTTATATTATTACAAAAGGAAAACTGGGAAACGGCATTTCACTTTTTTCTTTTAGTGGAAAAATAGTTGACAATAATGGAAATATAATTTCTTCCGGAATATCAAATTTAACAACTCTTAAAACTTCTGCGGGTGGAGATGATATAGAAAATATTTCATCGGTTCGCAATTATGCCCCCAAACTATATTCATCTCAAAATAGAGCTGTTACTGCTTCCGATTATGAATCTATTGTTCCAAAAATTTTCCCAGAAGCAGAAACAGTAACTGTTTTTGGTGGAGAGAATTTAGATCCTCCACAATACGGAAAAGTTTTTATTGCAATTAAACCGAGAAACTATAATTATATTTCAAATATCGTAAAAAGAAAAATCGTAAAAGATTTGAAACAATATTCTGTTGCGGGAATTTTGCCCGAAGTTGTGGACATAAAGTATCTTTTCATAGAAGTAAATTCATCAGTTTATTATAATTCCAATTTGTCAACTTCACCAAATGATTTAAAAACTAAAGTCATTAATAATCTCACTTCTTTTGCAAGATCGACAGAATTAAATCAATTTGGTAGTAGATTGAAATATAGCAAACTTCTCAAAATAATTGATGATGTTGATCCAGCAATTACTTCAAATATTACTAAAATTAAAATGAGAAGAGATCTGAGAGCTTCTTTAAATACTTTTGCTGATTATGAAATATGTTTTGGAAATGCTTTCCATCTAAAATACGATACTACAGGAAAAAGAACTCCCTTCAATATAAAATCTACAGCATTTAAAGTTAGTGGAATAACTGGTGATCTTTACTTATCAGATTATCCAGATCAAAATGGCGAAAAAGGAAAAATCTTTTTATTCAAAAAAACATCAAATAATCAATATGAAATTTTAAGGAACAATGTTGGATCAGTTGATTATGTGAAAGGAGAGATAATTCTAAATGTATTAAATATAATAGAAACTGAAATAAAAAATCCAGAAAGTATTATAGAAATTGAAGCAATTTCAGAATCGAATGATGTAGTTGGATTGCAGGATCTGTTTTTACAAATAGATTCAAACACATTAGATATCAATATGATTTCAGATACAATTTCATCTGGTGCCGATACTTCAGGATTCTCATATGTAAGGACTTCAAGTTTTTCTAATGGACCAATAAGCAGGTAATATGACCGAATCAAAAATTTCTGTTAAATATAACGTAGAATCTCAAATTCCTCTTTTTATGCAAGAGGAATATCCTTTATTTGCACCATTCTTAAAACAGTACTACGAATCTCAAGAAAATTTTTCTGAACCTATCAATATTGCAAAAAATATTGATAGTTTAATTAAAACTGATAATTACACATCTAAAGTTTTAAACGATAGCAGCACTGTTACTACAGAATTTTGTGATTTTACAGATACTTCTATAAAAGTTGAAAGCACTTTTGGTTGGCCTGATAGATATGGTCTACTAAAAATTAATAATGAAGTTATTACTTACACTTCTATCACGGAAACATCTTTTGAAGGATGCATTAGAGGATTTAGTGGAATTACCTCTTATAATTTTTCTGGGAAGCAAGTGTCATATGAGACAACAGAAAATGACACTCATGAAGTTGGATCAAAGGTAGAAAACTTAAGCACTCTTTTTCTCAAAGAGTTTTTTAGAAAAATAAAAATACAATTCTTACCTGGTTTTGAAGATATTGAATTATACTCCGAATTAGACCAAAAAAATTTTTTAATTCAATCTAAAGATTTTTATTCTACAAAAGGGACTCCAAAAGCAAATAATATTTTATTCAAAGCATTATACGGAGAAAATGTCAAAACAATAAATCCACAAGATTATCTTTTAAAACCATCTGCAAATGATTATAGAGTTGTCAATCGAATGGTTGTAAAACCAATCAATGGTAATGTTTTAGATTTAGAAGGATCTTCAATATTTCAAGAAATAAAAACAGCATCAAAAACAACAAGTTCTTATGGATCTTTATCTAATGTTGAAATAAAATATTTTAATCAAGAATTATATTATGTTCTCGATATTGATTTTGGTTATGATAGAGATACACGTACTTTTGGATCAATTTACGGAAATTTTAAAGTACATCCAAAAACAAAATTAGTACAAGTTAATGGATCGGACTTGACAGTTGATTCTACAATTGGATTTTCAAATTCGGGAACATTAATAATTAATGAGACGGAAGTAACTTATACTGATAAAACTAACAATCAATTTTTAAATTGTACAAATGTTCCAACATCTACAATTGGAGATGATATTGAATCTGCAGAATATCAATCATATGGACTCGACGAAAATGGAAACAGAATTGATTTTAGAATTACCGGAGTATTAGAAAAAATAATTTTAAACGATGAAGAGGAATATTATTATGAGTCTGGAGATCCAATCTTAATTAAAAGTTTGGGTTTGATAAAAGATAAAAAAGATGCAAAATTTAATTCTTGGAAATTTAATACATCCACAAAATTTAATATTAAATCAATTGCCCCAAACGGACAGTATTTTGTCGTAACATCTTACAATGACCATTTACTATCAATAAACGACGATCTTCAATTTGTTAATAAAATTAATAGCAGCGTAATTAACACAAAAGTTGAAAGAATCATTTCAGATACAAAATTTCAAGTATCTGCAAATTTAAATTTTTCAAGTGCCAATACTTTTTCTAATCAGCACTTTGTTCGTAGATTAATAAAAATAACTGACTCTTCAATAACAAAAAATTCTTTTACTTCAGATATCCAAAATGTTTACGATAATGAAGGTTCAGTTGTAGTCACATCATCATCTTTACCATCATATACAATTAGAGCAACAAATAGATCTAAAAGTTTAACTTTAATCGGTTTATCTGAAGTAACTAATTTTGTTATTCCAAATCATCAATTTTTTACGGGTGATGTAGTTAGATTGTCTGCAAGCCAAGATATTTTTTCTTTGGGCGTAAAAAATTATGTCGTCAAGAAAATAGGTAATGATACTTTTAAATTATCCCTAAGTAATTCAAATATTAAAAATAATTTATTCGTAACTTTTCAAAATTATCTGGAAGATCCAGTATCAATTACAGTAACTCCAATTAAGAATGTAGGAAAGTCACTATCTTCTCAAAAAATTGTAAGAAGAATTGAAGAACCAATAAACTCGAAAGAACAAAGTGCAGAAACTAAACCACAAACAAGAGTGGGAATTTTGATGAATGGTGTTGAAATATTAAATTATAAGGGAGAAGATGTTGTCTATTATGGTTCAATTGATTCTATTGATGTTTTAGATGGTGGTGAAGATTATGACATTATTAATCCTCCTGTACTCAAAATTTTAGATTCTACTGGAGTTGGAGCTACAGGAACTTGCTCTGTAAAGGGATCTCTGAAAGAAATTAAAGTTATTGATGGTGGATTTGGATACATTGATGTTCCATCTATTTCAATTTCCGGAGGAAATGGAACAGGGGTTATTGCTGAAGCAAAAATGTCCAAAATTTATAATGAAGTTTATTTTAATGCAATCGGTATTTCAACGGCTCTTGGTGGGTTTATAAGCACAACGTCTAATTTTATTGGATTCAATACGGAACATAAATTTAATAATGGTGAAGAGGTAGTATATGATTCTTTTAATGGGACTAAAATTGGAATAGGAACTACAACAGGAGACATTACAACCCAAGATTATCTTCAAGATAATTCAATATATTATATTTCAGTTGTAAATGATCAGTCAATTAAAATTTACAATAACCAACAAGATTCTATTAATCAAACTAATGAAATAAATCTCACTAGTCCAGGAACAGGGAATCAAAAATTTACTTCCCTAAAACAAAAAAATATTATAAGTTCAATACAAGTAGTAAATTCTGGAAATGGTTATGAAAACAAAAATAGAATCGTCAATTCGGTAGGTGTCAATACATCAAATAGTAGTATTAATATAAAAAATCATGATTTTAAATCTGGGGAGATTGTAACTTATAGTACAACGGGAAATGTAATTCTTGGATTAGATACTTCAAAAAATTATTTTGTTCTTAAATTAGACGATGATAATTTTAGATTATGTTCTACTGGAATAGGTACGACAGTATCAAAAGAATTTTATCTAACAAACCAATACATTAATTTAAATTCAAAAGGATCAGGAATTCATTCATTTAATTATCCTCCAATCAGAGTAACTATTAACGGAAAAATAGGAGTTGACAGGACCGACACTTCTAAATTCCAATCAATCATAGAACCAATTTTTAGAGGAGAAATTACATCAATTCAATTGACTAATAATGGAACAGGATATGGTTCTACTGATATAATTAATTTTGATAAGCAACCAGAAATTAGTTTAAATAGTGGCAAAAATGCTGTAGTAAAACCAATTATTTCTGGAGAAAAAATTAAAAGCATTATTGTTTTAAATTCTGGTAGTGAATATAATTCATCACCATCTTTTAAATTTATCGGAAGTGGATCATATGCAAAACTCACTCCAATAAGTATTGATGGAAAATTATCATCTGTTAAAGTAGAAAATGGCGGTGTTGGATTTAGAACAGACAATTGTGAAATAACAGTTATTTCTAGTGGCAAAAATGCAAAATTCCATGCAAATATAAAAAGATGGACAGTTAATTTAGTTGAAAAATATAAAAATTTATTTGCTACATCTGATGACGATGGTTTAATAGTTCCTGGAATTGTTAATGAATTACAATATGTTAATTTATTCCCCCCAAGAGAATTAAGAAAAAATCTTTTTTCCAAAAATGTAAGTGGATCCAATAATTATCAAAATAATGACTTGATATTTAATAATAATGAAATACTTTCAACAGATCACTCTCCCATTATAGGATGGTCTTATGACGGGCATCCGATTTATGGTCCATATGGATATTCAAACCCAACAGGCGGAGCAATTAAAGCTTTGTCTCCTGGATATGAATTGGTAACACAAACAAATCGTCCACCTGGATTTGATCCTGGATTTTTTGTAGAGGATTATGCTTTTACCAATAGTGGAGATCTTGATGAGCATAATGGTAGATTTTGTAAGACTCCAGACTATCCAAATGGAATTTATGCTTATTTTACAACAATCAATAATTCTTTAAATGGTTACGATAATTCATATAAAAAATATAGAAGACCAGTATTCCCCTATGTTATTGGAAACACATATAAATCAATTCCAAATAAATTTAATAATTTACCATCATCAAATCAAAGTGACATTGATTTAACTTCAAATGAGTATATTAGAAATTCTTACCCCTATAAACTAAATCAAGAAGAAGCAGAGTGCGAATCAATTATTCAACCTCAAAAATTAACAAATAATTTAATAGAGGTTTCAAGTTCTTCAATTGGACAAGTTGAATCAATTGGTATTACAAGTGCTGGATACGGATATGAAGTTGGTGATAAAATATCCTTTGATAATACTGAAACTGATGGATCTGGTGCAACAGCACGAATCAGTGAGATATTCGAAGATAGAATAATATCTTTAGCATCATCCATAACCGCATTAGAAAATGTTTCTTTTAACGTCTTAACTACCGGAGGATTAGTGGAGGGAGTATCTACTACTCCACACTCATTAAAGAATTTAGATTTTGTAAATATATCTGGGCTTTCTTCGAATGCTTATTCTAATCTTGGTGGATTCTATCAAATTAATGTTCCATCCAATAAATTTGCTCTTGCAGTTGGTCTTGGAACAACTGGAGTCACTGGTTTAACAACCTTTTTATATTTCCAAAACTCAGTAGATTCAAATGTTCTTAGAGAAAATGATATTTTAAAAATAAATCAACCGGGGATAGGAACTGAAAAGTTTCTTGTTCTTAATGTTGATACTACTTTTAAAAAAGTAACAGTAAAAAGAGAATATGGAGGAAAGGTTGGATTAAATTCTGTTGGTATTGGAACCATAGTAGAAGAAGATCCCAGAAGATTTACTTATAATAGTGGATTTACAACTAATGTAAGCACAAATTCTCAAAGAAAAGTATTTTTTGAACCACAACATTCTGTAGCTATTGGAACTGTTGGACTTACTACAACAATATCTATTTCTCGTGGATCTATTTTTGTTGATAAAATCGTAGATTTAAAAACCATTTATATTCCACAGCATAAATTTACTACTGGACAAAAACTTTTATATTCAAATGAAGATGGAAATTCAATTGTAGTTTCCTCCACTGGGATTGGTAGTACCACTTTATCTAATAACTCTCATGTTTATGTTGCCAAATTCAATGATGATGCAATCGGTATTTCAACAACACCAATAGGGATTGGATCTACTGGTGGATTTGTGGGCATTGGTTCAACTGCAAATGTGCTTTATTTTCTAACTTATGGTACAGGTAATTTCCATAGTTTTAAAACGCAAGAGGAACAAATAACAGGTAAAGTTGAAAAAAATATTGCTACAATAAGAACGAAAAATAATCATAATTTACAAGTAGGAAATTCGGTTCAATTGGAAGTTTCTCCTGGAATTGCTACAAGTATAGTAGTTAAATATAATTCGGCAAATAGAAGACTGATAATAAATCCAAGAAGTTTTGGTGGATCTGGCATTAATACGTCAACAAGTATAATTACAATACAAAATCATAATTATTCAACTGGAGATAAAGTAATTTACACAACAACAAATCCAGCTTTCGGATTGAATCAAAATAGGATATATTACATAATTAAAATAGACAGCAATCAATTTAGACTAAGTGATTCGTATTATCAATCAATAACTAAAAATTCATCATATGTTAATATCACAAGTGCTGGATCCGGACATGAGATATCATCCATCAATCCCCCCTTAACCTTAATTGAAGGAAATACGGTCATCTTTGATTTATCAGATTCATCTTTAGCTGACAATAACGGCGGTTCATTAGTTCAGGCATTTGATTTTAATTTATATGATAATTCCAATTTTTCTCGTATTTTTACAACATCCTTAAAAAGTCCTGACTTTGAAGTTACTAAAACAGGGATAATTGGAGTTACTAATGACGCAAAATTAACTTTAAAAGTAACAAAACACATTCCCCAAAAATTATTCTACAAATTAACACCTTTAATAGGGAAAACCTATCTAACACAAGAAAAGTCAGAAATTATTATTGATAAAGATGTTTATGAATTTAATACCCTATCGAAAATTAAAAGTAAATTTAATGGTTCATATGAAATTTCTGGAGTAGGCGCAACTTCTTTTACCTTTAATTTAAAAAGATCTGTAGAGCATAATTCATATACTTCAAGTAATTCTTATATCAAATATAAAACTAAAGAAAAAAATATTTTAGGATCAATATCTAGTATTGATGTTGTATTTGGTGGGAGGGGATATAAATCAGCTCCAGGTATAACCTCTGTTGTATCTAACTCTGGATCTGGTGCTATTCTAGCCGCACAAAGTTCTAACATTGGAAAAATATTAAAAACAGAAATTAAGACTCCTGGATTTGAATATCCATCAGATCCAACTTTAAAACCTATTGCACAACTTCCTCAAAAATTAAAAGTAGATGAACTTTATAGTATCGATTTGGTTAAAGTAACGTATGGTGGCAAAAAATATTCTATTCCTCCAAAATTAATTGTTATTGATCCCATATCAAAAGATATAAAAACTGAATGCGAACTTCAACCACAACTATCCGGTAATGTGATAACGGGAGTTAAAATTTTAACCAATACAAATTCTTTATTTGATAAACCAAATATTGTTGCTGCCAATAACAACAATGGAATTGGAGTCACGAATATTAGTTTTAATTCTACTACAAAAACTGTTACAGTTAACTTAGCAACTGGATTTAGTGACGCAAAATCTTGGCCCTTTGCACTTGGTAGTAAAATTTTTATTGAGGGTATAGGAATTACCTCAACTGGAGCAGGATATAATTCTTCTGATTATGGTTATGAGTTATTCACTTTAAGTGGAATTACCAGCAACATTGGTGGTGGTAAAGGAGTACTTCAATACAAACTTGATATAGAAGAAGATCCTGGATTGTTCTCAAGTACAAATTCGATTCAAAATGGAACAAATTCTTTTGGTAGAATAGTTCCAGAAAGTTATCTTCCTAAATTTGATAGTACATTATCTTCAGGAAAATCAAAGTATAATATTGGGGAACCAATTTACATTAAAAACGAACAAGTTGGATTTGTTGTAAAGTGGGATCCAGTTCTTAAGTTACTTAAAATTAACAACTCGTCTAGAGAAATAAAACCATTTGAAATTATTCGTGGAGTAAATGATAATAGATCTTTTGTTATTAAGAATTATCAATCCAGTGCAAAATTTAACATTGGACCATATACAGAGACAAAACTAGATTATGAAAAAGATACTGGAAAACTAAGCACATTTTTACAAGTTCTTCAGGATGGCGATTACTATCAGAATTTTTCATATTCGTTAAAATCTAAAGTTCCTATTGAAAAATGGGATGATAAAGTTGATGAATTAACACATACAGTAGGATTTAAAAAGTTTTCAGATCTCCAAGTAGAATCTGAAATTGCCCCTATTAATCCAGAAAATGATCTTCAAGTTCTTTCATCTGAAACTGATATTTTAGTTGATATAATTCAAGAAAAAGATTTTGATTGTTATGAGGACTATGCGATTGCTAATGAATCCGTTGAATCTTTTAAATCATCATTAATTTCTAATCAAATTAATTTTGATACATTAAGACTTTTAGATTATACTGAATTTGTTTCCAATCGTGTTTTAAAAATAGATGATATTAGTCAATATTTTGACGATACTCCAAATATTTTTGAATATGCAGTGGTAGGCACTTTTGACCTTTCCCAATACAATGCCGCACAATTTTATATCTTAATTAAAGATGCTCGTTATTTTGGAGAGAAGGAAATTATAATTGTTAATGTTGTTTATGATGGTGCCAATGGATACCTTACCGCTTATGGTAGAAACGAAACAGTATTAGATCTTGGAAGTTTTGGATTTAGAAGATCTGGTGATCTTGGAGAAATTCTCTTTTATCCTACAAAATACGAATACAATAGTTATAATCTTTCAAATATAAGTGTATCTTTATCAGATTTAAATATAACTGGAATTGGAACATCTTCTCTTGGAGATGTTGTTAGTTTTGCAAGCACCGCTATCACTATTCCCTCTTCATCTTCACCGACGACAAACACCGTCGTATCCATCTCCACAAACTCTTATTCTTCAGCAAAAGTTTTGCTTTCTGCATCTTCTAGTGACGGAAATATTCAATTTACCGAAGTTAATATTACTAATAATGGTTCTGATGTTTATTATGAAATATTTGGTGACGTAGATTCTGGTGATAATACTCCTTTATTTGGAAGTGGAGTTGTTGGTGAAGTTGGTGTCACAACTGCGGTTGGAAAAATGTTAATTACATTTACTCCAAATCCAAATATAGGAGTAAATATAAGAGGTTTATCAACCTTAATTGGCAGCACTAGTGTCACTGGTATTGGAACCCTTGTTTTATATAAAGGTGAACTCACATCTTCATATGTTTCAATTGCAGCATCAACTTCTCCCACAGAAAACAGAGTAGCAGGATTTACAAGTGATACTCATGAAGGAGCTTTGTATTATGTTCAAATTCATGATACAACAAACGACGAAATACAACTTTCTGAGGTTGTATTAACAAACGATTTTGATAAAAATCCACAGGTTTCAGAATACGCTGTTATTTCTTCAAATGGAACTCTTGGTTCTATTGGAGCTGCTAAATCTACAACAGAAACTCATTTAACTTTTACACCAAATCAAAATATTGAAACTCAAGTAAGAGTATATCAAAAAACGATTCTAATATCCCCAAAACAAGATCCAATAGAGGTTGATCTTTTAAGTTCATTAATACGATCAGATACAATTTCTCTTGGGTATGAGGGAACACAAATATCATTAACAAAAGATTTTAATCTCTCCCATAGATCTTTCCCCATATTCCGCAAAGTTGTTGATGGAGGATCTTCTAATGTTGTTAATATTAGTAGAGACACAATTAATATTCCAAATCACTTCTTTGTTACAGGAGAAAAAATAGAATATTCCACAAATGGAACTAGAGTTGGAATTGCTACTACTACTGTCACTGGTGTCGGATCTACCGATTTTCTACCAAATACTGTTTATGCTGTAAAAATTAGTGAAAATTTGGTTAAATTTGCAGAAACACCAGAAAAAGCATTAAAATTAAAACCAGAAGTTTTTGATATCACTGCTGTTGGAATTGGAAGTTCTCATGTTTTTAAATCAAACTTCAAGTCAAATTCAAAATCACTCATTGTTATCGATAACGTAATTCAAAATCCCGTAGTATCTACTGCAAAAACTACGCATGTTAAAGTAGATACTGATAATGTCTCTACAATATCTCCAATTGAATTTAATGATGTAACTGGATTCTACGCAAAAGATTTAATTAAAATTGAAAATGAATTTTTAATAATCACTGATATTGGAATTGGTGGAACCAATAAAGTTGTTTGTAGAAGAGAACAGTTAGGAACAACTTCTGGAATTCATTCAACTGGCGCCGTTATCACAAAATATGAAGGAGTGTATAATATTGTTGACGATAGAATTTATTTTGTAGAAGCTCCTCATGGAGATGAAATCAATTCAGATCAAAATTCATCTTTCCAAGGTAGAATATTCTTAAGATCTTTTGAAGTTGGATCAGCTAACACTGCATATTCTAACAATTACATTTTTGATAATGTAAGTAGTCAATTTAATGGATTAAAGGACACCTTTAGTCTTAAGTCAAATGGAGAGAATATAAATGGAATTGTAACGTCAAACTCAGCTTCGGCTGGAATATTATTGATTAATAATGTTTTCCAAAAACCAAAATACCCAGTTGCAGTGGGACAAACTTATTCCTACGAAGTTATTGAAAGTTCGGGTATTTCTAATGTAATTTTCAGTCAAAATACAGTTGGAACCGGTCCAATGAAATTTGATATTAACAGTGCGGGAGTTCCTAGAGGTGGAATTATAGTTTCTGTTGGTTCTACTCAAGGATATGGATTCCAACCACTTGTATCTGCAGGAGGAACTGCAATAGTATCTGCTGCAGGAACAATTCAATCAGTTTCTATTGGTAATAGTGGTTCTGGATATAGACCTGGCATTCAAACATCGATTACAGTTTCGGCTGCCACATCTGAAGGAAGAGTATCAATAGGAACTGCTACTGCTGTTAATGGAATTATTGTCTCAATAGCCGTTACAAATCCCGGAACAAGTTATACAAGTACAAATCCACCAGAAATTATTATTGATGCTCCATTAAATTATGAAAATATTCCTTTAAGATACGATTCATCTAACAGTGGAATTGGTACAGAGGCAACTGTTAATATTGTAGTTGGATATGGAAATAGTGTTATTGATTTTACTTTCAATAATACTGGATATGCTTACACTGTTGGTAATGTATTAACAGTAGAAATTGGAGGATCTACGGGTATACCAACTAACTCTTCATTGTCATATAGACCTTTCCAACTTACAGTTAACGAAGTTTACAATGATAGTTTTAATGCTTGGTATCCCGGACAATTTGTAGTAATAGATGATATTGATAATCAATTCGATGGATTTAAAAAGACATTTACTTTAAAAGAAAATGGAGTAATTGCTAACTTTATTGTCAGGAAGGGATCGCCAATACAACCAGAGCAAAATCTTCTAGTTTTTATTAATGATGTCCTTCAACTTCCAAGTGAATCTTATATTTTTGATGGAGGATCTCAAATTGAATTTTTAGAAGCTCCTAAATTTGGAGACTCTGTAAAACTTTTATTCTTTAAAGGTTCATCAACCGATGTGGTAGATGTTAATGTGGTTCCTACAATTAAAGTTGGAGATAAATTAAAATTAGTCGATCAACTTAATGGAATACGAGATGTATATACTCAAGATCAGAGGATAGTTTCTGAATTATTAACGGTAGATTCTGTTTATACAACTCAATACTTTGGTCCCGGAATTACTTCCGATGCCTTAATTGAGAGAACAGTTGAATGGTGCAAACAAAAAGAAGATTTTTATTTAGACTCAACTCTAATTTCAAAGAGTAGAGATGAATTAAATTCAAACATATATCCAGTGACAACAGCAATTAAATCTGTAGGTATTGCAACTACATCTATTTTTGTTCAAAGTGTAAGACCACTGTTTAATTATACACCAGAAATGCTGGCAACTACCAAACACAGTATTAAGATACTTGAACAAAATGATAGAAGATCTGCTATTGCAACTGCAATTGTTTCTGTAGCGGGAACAATTTCAAATATAATTATCGAAGATGGTGGTATTGGATTTTCAACTGCACCTGAAGTTTATATATCAACTCCACGTTCAGGATCCTTAGCAACTGCAAGTGCCATAGTTAGTGGTCTTGGTACAATATCATCTATATCAATAACGAATCCTGGATCAGGATACACTTATTCAAATCCACCAAAAATTCTTATTGAATCTGAATCATATAAATCAGAAACAATAACAAGTGTTTCCTATGAAGGTGATGAAGGTGTGATCAGTGGTGTAGGCACTACAAGTATTTCTGGGATTACTACGGGAATTACTTTTGATTTATACATTCCCAAAAATTCTGTTTTTAGAAATGCAAACGAAGTCGGAACTGCACAGACAATATCGGGAATACAATCAAGTTACTATTTTATTATATACGATTCTGTGATTGGTAGTGGATTAACATCCCTCAATCAAGATGATTCAATTTTAGGGATAGGAACATCATATATTAACAATGTATATCAAGTTCATAAAGTTGAACAAATTACAGGAAATGCCGTTGGAGTTGGAACTACATCAGAATTACTTCGTGTTACCACTAAAGTTTCTTCGCATTCCAATCTAACTGGATTGGGTAACAGTGAATTTTTTGGTAGATATAGTTGGGGAAGGATATATAATTTTAATAGAGGTCCTGCTGCAACTAATTTTGATGTTGATTTATTAAATGGCACTGCTGGATTGTCAACTGCACCACTTATTATTAGATTAAATTCTATGAGATCTCTATATACCTCATAAATAAATAAAAAACCTTAAATGTCTGCGATAATTACAAATCAATTTAGAATATTAAATTGCGATAATTTAATTGCTGGAGTTACTTCTACAACTTCAAGTTATTATATTTTCTTGGGTCTTCCCAATGCAACAGAAGTTGATGCTGACTGGGATACTAATCCACCGGGACCTGTAGACAATTTTGATCAATATAATACATTTTGGGATACTATGATTGCTATGAAGAAGTTAAATTCTTCAGATATTTCAAAAGTAGTTCGTAAAATTGCATGGGAATCTGGCACTACATATGACATGTATCGTCATGATTATTCAGCAGATAATTTTGCTCCCAATAGTGGAGCAACTAATCTTTATAACTCAAACTACTACGTAGTCAATAGTGACTATAGAGTTTATATTTGCATCAATAATGGAGCAGATCCAGATAATCCTAACGGAAAACCATCTCTAGATGAACCAACTTTTGTTGATTTAGAACCAAGAGCAGCTGGGGTAAGTGGAGATGGATATTTATGGAAATATCTTTACACCATCAAACCATCAGAATTAGTTAAATTTGACTCTACGGATTACATGCCCGTTCCTTCAGATTGGGATACAAATACAAATGTTGCTGCAGTAAGAGATAATACTTCCATAAGTCAACAAATTAAAACCGCAGTTATTATCGATAGAGGAAAAGGATATACACCAAATATCTATAATGATGTCCCAATCAAAGGAAATGGTAGTGGAGCTTTATGTTCCATAGTCGTTGGAGCAGATCAAAAAGTTTCTTCAATATCAGTAACTAATGGTGGTTCT